GACAAGAACCGGACATATAGATTTTTGTGGGCACGGCGAGGGGAAGCACAAAACGAGCACACTCCTTTGCAATACCATACTCAAGCATCTCCTGATAGAGTTTCATACCTTCATCAAAATGATTTTGCATCTTGATCTGAAACTCTTGTCGGACAAACGGATCAATATCATCAATAGAGTTTTGACGATTCTTTGTATCCTGTCTGCGAAGTTCAGGTAGAGGAATCTTGTCTGCCAACATAGAACTGTCGGCATACCGTTGTGAAAATTCTTGATATGTAAATGAACGGTGACGGAGCACTTGAGCTGCCACACCTCTGGTAGTTTCTAGTTCCAGAGTCATAAATGACTGTTCAAATACACTCCAATGATTGTGCTTGATACAATAACCCAACAACTTTGCATAGTTGGGATTCTCTTGATTACTTGGATTAGACACACGAGCAACGTATGCCATCATCTTCTCCGCATCGGGAGTTACACTAATCAGTTTTACGCTCATCTTTTACCAAATCCTTTTTTCTGTGCCAAATCAATCTCTGCAATTTGTTGCTTTAAAACTCGCAACTGTGTTTTCATCTCACGAAGTTTTTCTTCAGAAAAGAGATGTTCTTGTTTTACCAGATCTTCAAGAGTTCTGATAAGTGTTTTAGTTCTGCTCACCATTAGTCTGGATACCCGTCGTCGTCATCAAAAACTTCATCGTAGTCACGAAGTGCTGTTGCTACTTCTTCATAGTTCATATAACGCTGTTTATCAGCATATACTTCAGTCTTTAGACTGTCAACTAGAAGTTCTAGATTACGGACTATCAGTTTTAGTTTGTCTCTGTCCATAAAGCATTATTCGCTGTGTTTATTTTAGCATAAAAAAAGGGGGCAATCAAGCCCCTGTGTCCAATAGAATTTTGCAAATTCTTTTACAAGTCCCTTGGTCGTCATCGCATTCAATAAGGCAGTCAAAATAGTCGTTTACTAGATCTAATTCTTCATTACATCTATCGATCGTACTCCATTCTGCCAACTGATTGCGAGAAATGAGATTGTGCATCTCAACCTCCACAATTGATCGTTGTCATAATAAACGTTTAGATTTCAGTGCATACGCGAAACCTTAATTCTATACTATCTAGACAACTTTGTGTTAATTCACTAACATTTGTTAATTCTTTACATAAAGACAAAAAAAGAGAGGTGTGAAACCTCTCTTTGATAATCACTTGCTGTAGGTCTTACCGCGATAACAGAATGTACCGTGGGTTTCCTTGCTCTCTACACAACGAGTATCATACTCAACACCACGATATGTAGTGTGAGTGATCTGAGCGTCGTGAAGTGCAGATGCCTTGTTAATCTGCTTACGAATGAGATTAAGTGTGTTCATAAGTTTACTCCTAAAGTAGTTGGATTTTTAGGTCCGTTCCTTTAGTCGTTTGCGTCCCATGGACAATTAGGAGTTGCCTCTTTCATTGTATCGATCAGTTCAACCTTAACAAAATTATCCAAATTCTCATTTGCTTTGATTCTGAGCATTATAGCATCAGCATCTTCACAAAGAAGACTGGAATAAAGAAGAAGATCTACCATAGGATGAACGCTCCGTTCCGCGACTTACTTGCGTCCCACCCGAAAGTGGGATGAACGTACAGGTATTATATACCTTATAGAGTATATAGTCAAGCACGTATGTAACATACGCTACAATTTTATAAAATCTTTAGAAGTCAAAAATTTTCCCGAATTTTTTTTCCCCGATCTGGGAAATCACTTCTTGGATTTGGTTTTGGGTGCTTCTACTCCCCACGTCTTTGGATTGTGTGTACCCTTACCATAACCAATGCTCTTCATACCATCACGAAACTTGTCATAGTACATATCAAAGATACTTACTGCTTTTTGACCACGAGTTAAATCGTATCTGGTCTCACCATCAACAACATAGGTTATGATACTTGCATCATTGGGACAGTCTTTAGTATTGACTTGCTCCCAAGTGCCGTTGTCAATCATAATTTCTACACCATATTTTTTCTTAGAATTTTCTTTTTCTGATGTAGTCCATGACTCCACGGATTTTTCCTCTTGTTTTGTACTAGGTGCTTCACCCAACTTAGTAGACATCAGGAGCGTCCACCCCACTTGATATCTGGATAAGCTTCCTCAACAACATCCATAGTGATTTTATATTTGTCGGAAAGTTTCTTGTCCTTCACCAAACAAATAATTTCTGCTTCAAGTGGATGTAATCCTTGCAGAAGATTGATAAACATAGTTTCTCTACGGAGATTAGTAAGACCATCATTACCACCTTTAATAAAGTGGTAGAAGTTCTTACATTCTCTACGAATGGTGGTTCTTGCTTGTTTGTCAGCATTGCCCATAGAGAATGATCCAGTTTCGTGCATACGACGAATCTCATCACTCATCTTTGCATTGATACCCCCAGTGTTAGCGACCTGATCATCAAAGTCAGCATAAGGAACTTCACCAGGTGGCAGTAAAGAGATCACACTCTCATCAAAGTTCCAGATGAAAAGCATCTTAAGGGATACATCTTCAAACTTTTTGAGTGCTTCTACTTTCTTTGCTTTTGTTCTTTGCTTTGATACAACATCCAAGACCTCAAATGACAAGGGATTTCTTGGAAGGTCTGGGATGGCAGTAACCTTGACTGACTTTGGTTTAGTACTAGTCCTAGGTTTCTTCGTCGTACTCGGTGTCTTCTTCGCTGTTGTCATGATAGTTTTCAAAATTAAATGCTATGACCTCATCTGGAATCAGGTTACCCTGTTCATCAAACATTTCGGGGTGAGGTCTTGGTACTTCCCGATAGTTCATCATATATTCTCTAGCAGTCCAACCACCAATCAATCCCACTATAAGAAACAATATGGTTAGAAATGAACCAAAAACTAAACTAACTGCTAACATTGTTCTTACCTCTGGGAACTACTTTTCTTTTCTTTGATGCCAAAGAGAATTCAAAATAGATAGTTACTTCCCTATTGAAAAAGCATACCATCTTTTCAAAGATTATATGAAATGGTTGTTTTTTCCTTACACCTCCGCTGAGTATTAAATTAAATCCCCTGTTTATGTGGGATTTGTGTTTATTTATGTTACCTTCAGACGATTTGATTTTTTTTGAGGAACCGAATGGTATCAACACAACCTCCTAGAGTTTCATCGTCACATATAACTTGAGGGAATGTAGATCCCTCACCAAACTTATCATAAAATTCATCCTTTGTAAAGTGCTCGTTCAAAGTTTGAACGGTAAAGTCTCTACCGGTTAATTCCAAAACGGTCTTAACTTTATAGCAGTAAGGACAATTTTCTTTAGAAAAAATCGTAAAGTTCATATCAATCAAAAAAGAATATGTGAAAAAGTCTAGAGTCTTCTTTAGTTTGACCAAAATATTTTGATGCTGCGTGAATGTTTTGTGCATCAAAAATGAATAGTCTGTTGAAAACATTACCAACAGAGTCAACCAGATCAAACTTTGTGTCATCATAGAATCCACCAGTGAAAGCATCAGGACTTCCATAACGAGAACCTGTATTTTTACTGGCGTACAAAGAGGTTCCTGTATTGTATGGTGCATTTGGAGTCAAGTATAACATAGCTGCCCACTTCTGTCCATCATTATGATACACAAGATCATCTTCGGCAGTACAGAACTGAAATCTACCACACATTCCGTGAGACTCCCATTCACGGATCTTGATACCCATAATCTTTTCAATTGCTTGCTTTGTTCCAGGCAAAAAGAACTGTTCCACACTGCGACTACCTTTGAAGTATTCTTTCTGTGGTTTAAATTCTTGCTGTAAAGCAAACTCTCTGACTGCATATGGGTCAGCATAAAAATTATCAACAACCCAAATAGTTGGATTAGATTGTCGATTAATTGTTAATGGAACTATTCTCATTTGGATGACATATCACAGGCGACTTGATGTAATGACTTTCCATAATCACCTGCGTCAATGTAGAAATTAGTGTGAAGTAAAAACTTGAACTGTGGGAATGGCATCTTTCTTTCTGGATCTACAAGTCTTTCTGTCTGCATCTTCATCGATTGCCAGTCTTCCATAAAGTGATATATTTCAGCAAGACCTACAATGTGTTCATTCCTAGCAGGACAAAACTCTTCTGCACGAATGAAAGAATCAATTGCATCTTCATATTCATTACATCTACGTTGCATATTACCAATAGCAAACAAAGAATAGTATCCAAGTTCATCGATGTATGGAGCAGTTCCAACTTCATCATACTTAAAACGATAATTCAAATAATTTTTGAAGTAGAAGATACATCTACGTGCATATTCTTTAGAATGAATTTCACCTAAAGGATATTTTCCAATGTTCACTGCATCATAGTAACTTTTTCCAAGATACCAGAAGTGGTAGGTGTCTTGTAAAAGTGTTCCACCAGCAACTACAGTCTTTTCAAGTTCAACAGCATCAACCAAGAACTTATTAGGATCTACCCAAGTCTCACCATCATTGGTAATAATATGATTAAATCCTGGTGGAAGATCATATGCATTATATTGATCATTCTCAAGATAGATTGTTTCGTGGCGTCTATCGTGATTGAAGTGCCAGGGTAATCTTGCATTCCAGAACCAAGTTCTATAATACATCGAACCTGGTGCTTTCGCAGTGATATTGAAACACTGAATTGATGTGTCATTGATCGGAGTCCAATCATAATCTTCATCAACCTCAAGTTGCTCATCAGCATCCATACGAAGAATCCAATCACAATCGTGATCTGCAGTCAATGCTTTTTGTAAGGTATGATCCCTATTAATTCCAGGATAATCCCACTCATGCATATAAGTGAATCCAGGAATATCTTTATCAGCAAAGAAGTTTTCAATTATTTGTCTGGTATTATCATTACCATTACATTGAATAACCCAGTAATCAATGTATTGATAACAGGAATTGAGCATCCTTTCTATGACGTGCTCTTCATTCCCAACCATTGCGTTGAGGCAAATTTTAGTTTGCTTTTTCATATTGTCAATTCTCCAGGGAGTCTTTGTTCATCTTTAATTGCTACCAACCAGGCGGAAACACAAGGAATATGTGGTGACATTTCCCAAGTATCTAGACGATATGATTGAAAGCGAATATCTTTGTTTCTAATAAATTGTGCTTTTGTCCAGTCAGTATAATACCAGAAACTATGTTCGTTCCAGAAACTGACGTGAGTAGGATCTTGCCAGGCACCACGACCATCAGTAGAGGGAACTTCAATGAAAGCCCAACCACCGTGTGCAAGAACACGATGAATCTCTCTCATTGTTTTGATAGGATCTCTCAGATGTTCAATTACGTGACTGGCGTTAACAACACCTACACTATTATCTGGAAGAGGGATACCTTCATTGAGATCACAAGTAATATCAGCACCTTCTTGATCGATAGTCATATATCCTGGTTTTGGAAATAGACCACCACCAATATCAACCTTCAATAGTCCTTTAAGATCTGCATCTCTCTCTGCAAGTTGATATGCATACTGACGATGTAACTGTACAGTTTTAGTTTGAATAGCAGCGTTTCTTTCCAAATATGTATTATCCCCAGTAATCCTATAGATGTAAAGAGGTTCTGGAATGTGATACATCTTTGTCTTCAAATATGTGCGAATCATCAGTTCGTGATCGTCGCAGATATCTAATTCAACATTATGTCCACCGATGTCACGATAGATGTTTGTTCTCCAAGATCTAATATGATCTGGAGCATACCAAATGAAACCAAGACTATGACTAGTTGGTTCCCAG